CGCCTACATCAGAATATAGACTCATCTGAGTAACCAGACCCCAAGTGTTAGGGATCAGTTGAATCTCATTGGTTAGGTCTGTAAGCTGGTATGGATTCTGAAAATCACGAGCAGTTGCCATTATTAAATCTCCTTAAAAATAATTCTTGAGTTGTCAGAACGGGTTTTGATGCCTAGAGCTTCAATAGCAGCAACAGCAGCAGCACGTTCATCGGTACCGTGTGTGTTTAAAAACACCAGACCACCATCACGAACAATCATTGCTCCGTTTACAGCAGCAGTTACAGTGGTGTCGGTTGTAGCAGCTACAGAGACGTTCTCAAGTAGAATAGCGGCAGCAACCTCAGCACCTTCCTGACCAACAACTACAGCGGCATTAACTGGAACGTATTTACCACTTGCAGTTACTTTACCCAGAACAGTACCAATCTCTAGGTCAGCATCGACAGCTAGATTAACAACTACATCTTCACGGCAGTAACCATGTTCAGGAGCTTGTTCATACTTAACAACATCAGAGATGCGTGGGTTTTCTGTGGCGATTTTAGTCATTTCTCATATTCTCCTAATAAATTACTTAGAGCCGTATTTTGCTTTAAGTAGCTCGGCAGTTTTGCTAATCTGTTCTTCTTCTGGCTCAAGGTCATGCCCCATTTCACCAAGACCTTCTACGCCATTAGCAATCTGAACAGCCTTCTCTAGTACAGACATAACGCCAGCCAGCTCTTCTTGTTCAGCCATCTTCATCAGAGCTACACCAAAAGATTCTTTGTCTTCTACGCCTAGCACCTCGAAGTCAGCAGCCTTGGCTACATACTCAGCTTTCTTGGCTTCAGCTTTCTCTGCTTCAAATTGAGCCAGAGATTTTGTTAGTTCTTCGATGCGGCTTTCTTTCTCAGCAACAGCTTTCTGAATCTCTGCCTGCTTTTCTTCGAGAGCCTTCTGAATAAGAGCCTCCACAGCACTCTTTTCAATCATTTCGCTCATTGTATTCTCCTGATTATCGGGGAGTGTTTTGTCGGCAACATTGCCTTTCTCAATATCGCTAACAGGATTGTCCCCGCCAGCATCTTTAGCCGAAAGCTGCTCAATATAAGCCTGAGCTTCTTCCTCGCTAAATCCATTTGCAGACTTAATTATCTGCTTTAGTGATTCCTTCTGGACATCTGTCATCGCATCAATATCAACAGCTTTAGTGATGAGTGTGCGGATACCATTGGCTGGCCCACCTTGATCTTCATGTACCAAAGCCATGTGTGCATTCTGTCCAGAGAAATCAAAATTCTTTAGACGTTTCTTAGCTTTCATTCGATTTCCTCTACTTCAGCCATGCAGCCAATGCTGATTCCTGACCAGTCACCAGACTTAACACCTTGCCAAAGGTCATCATCAGCAAACTGCCACACTTGTAGCCAAGACCCTTTAGTGACATATTGATCACCAATCTGCATATCCACTGGAGCAATATAGCTTTCGATGACAGAGCAGACGTTATCATCCACCATGACAACATGACCTAGGTTGGTTTTCATGCAAGATGTGTTATAAGAGTGACACGCCTTCTCAACTTCTTCGGCATCGTATGTATCACCATGTAGATCGAAGCTGGTTTCATCCTTGTGAGCCATTAGAGCCACAAACAATGCTTGCCGCTTCTCTACATCCAATGCTTTAGCCACTTCAATTGTAGGTTCTACTTCAGCTTGTGTCTCACCAAAATGCTTTTCAAGGAATTCGGAGAAGGCTTTAATCATGTTATCTTTATCAATCATTATGCGTCCCCTTGATACGTACCTTCCAGAGCTTTCATCAGATTGTCCACTAGGGCATCATCCTGTTCAACCAACTCCTGTGGAGATGCTGTTGCAGCCTCTTCGTTAGCATTCTTAGTCATACCAATACGCTGAGAGATAGCTTGGTGTACGTTCACAGGTGTGTCTAGGAATGTACTGCTATCATCACGCTCTGGTAGATCAGCTCGCTTACGAATGGCATTCTCAAGATGCTTGTCAGCAGTCAGGTACGAACCTACGTTCTGGAGGAAGCCGCCAAGATCAGCCAGACTTGCAGCACCAATTGGCTTATGAACCAGCTTACATGTCTGTGTATCATCCCAGCCATTCATTCGGTACAATGTCGGGATAGCTTTACGGTTAAACTGTTCAGCAATGATTTCCAGATAGGCTTCTAAGGTCTGAATGAATGTGCCAATCTTGTTATCGGACAATGCAAACGAACCGCTTGAGCTACTCCCCATCAGAATGAAGTCTGACAACATACTTTGTGCAATACGATAATCGTAACGCTCAATCACCTTTGACGTATCAATAGAACGTGTACCACGGCTTGCAACTAGATCGAAGTTGAACAACTCTTTATTGGATGTCTCGTCCGTATCACTTGGCAAGAACAAGCAAGCCTGTTCATTATTACGTACATTAGTACCAATACGAATGAAGTCTTGAAACACTTTATAACGGTCTGGATCTTCTTGAGGATCAGCCATGAAGTATTCCATTGGGATACGGAATACAGGCAGACCATTCATTTCACGCTCAATACCAACTGCTTCGTAATACTCTAGCTTGGTTTTCTTGTCCCAAGCGTAGTAAGCATTCTTTAGAATAGAACGTCCGAGAGGATTGTTTCGTTCAGAGTCAGTGCGGAAATGTAGAAGTCGTGAATAAGGAATCTCGATCTCTGTTGTAGCTTTAGGAGTGAATCCTGCTAGATTAGCTGGACACTGTTTGATCTGATCAAGATTGCCTCGCTCATCAAACTTAAAGCCAGAGATTGTTTTCTGTGATCGGGAAGGAAAATCTTTCCAGATGAAATTCCCTTTATACACTTTGTAAGTGGGTTCGTGAAAAGAGAAACCGTATTCGATGAAGGATAATATATCAGCCACCACCTGATCCCATGACCGTGCCATTCGCATGAATAGTGCGTCACGGATAATCTCGGCTGTAGCTTTATCTTCATCAGAAGCGTTGACACCACCAACTGGCTGAATATCCCATTCCACCTTACGAATGTATTGCTTAATCATCATAAGGGAGCCGGAAACAAGCGGATCAGATTTCATCTTGTCGAAGGTTGTTAGCGAATGAGGCCAGCGTAGTTCTGGTGCTAATTCATCATCGACAATATTCTTTGTGGTGTAACGTAGTCCGGTTCGTCCAATTTCACGAGGAATTGTGGCTCGTTTATCTGCCATTGTTTCCTCCGAAATAAGGAGGGGCGAATAAGCCGCCCCGTTCGATTGATTACATAGTAGAGATATGATATGTACGTGTCAATAGTTTGACACTATTTAGTTTAAAGTGTCAAGTGGATTGTTTTGGCTAGAACATTCTGCTTGCAAACTCGTTCATTTTGGTTAGGGATGGGATTTTGAATTTAGCTGGCATGGTCTTACCTGTGATGAGTGCGTTATATGCGTCCGCTGTCGCATCCACTTGGTCTTTTTTACCATGCCTGCTTTCACCATCAAATATCTCAAGTTCGTGGAACCATGTATCGTTCCAGTCACCTTGCACCACTCTGACAAGACCATTCTCAACAGCGTTCGAGAAGCCCATAAAACGCTCTAGTTTCCCTTTACGGGTAAGAGCCTTCTTGACTTTGAATCCAGCAAGGACTAATGGCCTACTCCAAGTCATAAACGCGACTTTTCCTTGAGCGCCGGGGTCGAGCGGAAGCAGTACAGGACAGTTTAAGCCATCATTTTGAGCCGTAGCAATCATCTTCTCCTGAACCAAATGAGGCCCGTGTCTAAACCTAGTAACATGTTCAACGTAGAAGTAACCATCTTCACATAGGCTGATTTTAGCCCCAGCAGTCCAGTCAGGGTTTGGATTTATTTCATTAGGTTCTGTAACCGCGATATCCCATGCACGGATTGTCTTTAATCGCTTAGGTACATTTAGCGGGGATACGACTTCAACCTTGTCTCGGTGAAAGAATCCAGCCCCTTCCATAGCCGCAAACCACGATCCTAAAAGTAGTCTCTCCCGTTCTACACGGGGTAGTGCTTCCAAGTTGGCAATGTAATCTGGGTTGTTCTTCAACAACGCTTGGTTGTCATAACAATTACCAGCAATGAAAGTATAACGCTTAGGTTTGATTGTATGGCCAAACTTCTCAACCAACTCCTCTCTGGTTTCTGCAAAGTGTATCTGTCCGTCTAAGTTCAGCATAAGGAGTTCCATTCCTGACTTAGACCTGTCTGGAATACCTGTAACTGGATCAAGGAAAGGTTCAACCCATTTAAACAACCAGTGATCTTTGCCCTCTGGGTTAAATGTGAGTCGCATATATGGCTTCACTTTCGACTTTGAACGCATACGAGAAATCATATACAGAACTTGTGTCTCTGAGAAGTGGGTAGCTTCGTCAACACATTATCCAATGTTTTCACACTGGTGTGGATCATATCATCATCCCATAAGGATGTCGGACGCTAATAACGTATTACATGGTAAGATCGTACCAAGCCGTTTGATCTCTGCACGTTCCTTCTACGCTTAGAAGGCTTCGCTCAGGATTGCCATCACCATTACGTGTTAAGGTTTCCCTGAATTCATCCGATTATTCGATATAGATTGCTCTACAAAGGGGCAAGACTTTACCCTACAAAAGTTAGCTGACTACCCTGCCAAGACTTCTTATCGTCTTCACGTTCCATGTGCGAAAATTTAATCCTCGCACCGGAAGGGAAAATTGCTGTAAGTGTGACTTCTTTAAATTCACAACCAAATGGCCCCCAGAGGTCTTTAGCTTCTTCCCAAAGACCGCCGGGTTTTGTTATGTCTGAGGTTAGCCTACGGAAGATAACTCCACGAAAATGTGGATCATCAATGTGTCTAAGCACTTCTAGGAGTAGGATGAAACTCTTGCCTGAACCCGCACTTCCGCCGTAATATGCTAGGTCACATTCTGTAGCACAATACATCTCCTGTGGCCCCTCTTGGGGGCGCAATACTGTCACGTTACTCATCTTTTACATCCTCGATCATCAACAAGACAAAACCTCTAGCAATGCTTTTGTAAACACCGCGCTCAAGTTTTGCCATGTTTGTTGAGGGGACGTTGTATCGTTTCTCGAAGCAAGACTTCCAGCCGACAAAACTTTCACCAGTCTTTTCGTTAACAAGGTGCCAGAGACGTTTATCTTTTTTGTCGCTTTCTTGTCCTTTTTTATACCGATTTGGGAAATTTACCGTCTCTGCGAAAGACTTAATACCTTTTCGTTCTCGATTCCCACGTATCACAGCAAAAGAGTAGCCACTAATTTCGGACAACTCCTTGTCAGTCATGGTCCCAAGAAGCGCCTCTGTTTCTGAATCAATCTCAACTTTGTTGTGTCCTCCCATTTTATAATCTTCTATCTTGTAGCGTCGTCTATTGTTGTGTGTTAGAGGTATACCCCGCTTAATACGTTCTTTACGTACATTCCAATAAGCACATCCGATAATTTCAGAAAGCTCAATGTCCGACAAAGTTCCAAGTTTTTCTATGTATTCCTCTGGGAAATAAAAGTAAGAAGGTCCTTCACCTCCAATTGAGAAGTTACAAAGTGGCCCACCATCGCACTTACGTCCATATTTGCGGATCAGTCTCTTCTCCTCCTCAAACGCCTCGCTCTCATCCTCTGTCCAAAAAGTAATCTGTATCTCTGGATACAAACCATCTTTCGACCACTTTTGAATTTTATTATAGAGATGCCGGTTTGTCTTTTGCTGCATGTGTGCTTTGTAGCGATCCCCACTACCTTTACCTACGTAAACAGGTTGACCACTGAGGGGGCAATAGTACACATATACATAAAAACTAGCCTCCATTTTGATTTCAGGTATCATTAAAATCCTCCAAACTGTCAATCTCTTTAGCCAGAACAACATCTTCGGCATCAATAACTTCTTCTACATTTTTAAGCTGCCGAATCTGTTCAGCTTCGCGCTCAGATAAGCTAATGTCTACTTTAGACCCTTTCTCTGGAAGATACAGTTGAATAACCTGTTTCTCTTCTGTGTTCGACTCTGGTAAATTAATCTTGTAATCACCATCTTCACCGATCTCGGTAGGTTTAAGATTCGGTACAAGTTTGTCTGTAAGATATCGAGCTGTGCTCAACTTCTGAGCTATTGTAATGTCTTTAGGATTCTTGATTCCAAACTTACGTAATGCACCGATGTCGCCAGATACGATAGCCACCAAGAGTTCTGGAGGATTCACTCCCATGCTATCACAGACGCTCTTAATCGAGATCCGTGATACGCCCTTTGGCCTCCCCGCCGGATTGCCTCCCTCACCATCCGTCCATTTCAAATTACCACGCGCCTTACCATTCACCTGATCCACGGCAAAATTCAGCACCTTTGGATCTCGCGCATTCTTTGTGAAATAAATCCTTCCGTCAGGATATTCTGGATACTTGTCTGTAGGCGGCATTCGTGCTTGCCACCATTGCTCACCTTGCCAGAAGATAAACTTGCTGATAACGTCTTTACTAAGACCCATCTGCTTACCTACATCCATCTCTTGTGTTGTGATGTTGTCAGGAAGTTCTTCTGGATAAATATGATTCTTTTTCTTTGTCATCTTTTTAAAACCTTTTAAACCCTTTTAAAAAAGAAAGCCTGCTGGACATTCTCTGGTGAACATCCGAAACAGGCTTGTAGGAGGAAATGTATGCTTGTTATATTGAATGCACAGGAGGATGTGCTTTGGAGGGAAGGGGTTGGAAATTAATTTCCAAAACATCATTAGCTAGCTTAGTAGCCCTACCGATGTCTTAAGACATCATTAGTGGAGTCTCTCAAGCTGTTGTGCTGAAGATGCCGGAGGAAGGACATCAGCAACACTCCACCTACCACTATCGCTTCTACAGTGCGTTCCACCAAGCCTTTGCACTGGAGCATTGCCACACAAGAGAGACTCCCTGATGATGTCTTTTGAATAAGATGCCAGCAGCCGACTGTGTACTCACAATCCTTATCTGGCGTTATCCTGCCTAGACGCAATGCTAGGATTTATGGAGCTGATGTTTTTGTTTATTTAACGTCTGGATAAACACTAACCACGACATCATGCTAGAGTATCAACGAGGCACAGGCTCTCGACTCCGTAACTTTCCTATGCTGCTAAAGGTGTCTCCTAGATCCGTATAACCAATCAATGTTAGGTCACTAGAAATTGAGCTGGAGCATCATCCTGTAAGTCCCTACACAAACAAGACAATCCGACTTAACCCATATCGGCACGGAGATACTTAAATAACACACTGATTTGAGCTAATTGCTTTGCTGTATCAATTCTCTGCAATCGTTTATGAACACTAGGGATGATGTGTTCAGAGGCTTAGTGTGTATTTGAATTAGTCTAGAATTCAGAAATACGGGCAGCTAGAATTTCCGAGTAACGCATCATTACACTATATTGCTCATTCAGACGATATTGTTCGGCATAAGAGAGATTGGCGAACAAAGAACTCTCATTGATAAATACGCCTAACGATTCTAGTTTCGAGTCTAGGTCAGACTTCTCTTCAACTACTCGCAGTTGATGTGGTTGCAGTTCCATTGTATATTCCTCTGGTCTATTTAGTTATTTGAGCCTTTTCAATCCATGCTCAGGGATAACGGCCCCAAGGGTATAGCCAGAACGGTAGCGAATCATTCTGGTCATTGGGATCTTTTGAAACGTTCCCCGCCTCAGTGATACTATAGTAGAGATATAGTTTATGTATGTCAATAGCAATAACACTTACAATAACTACTTGTAACCATTATAAACATCCTCTACGTACCGGAATGTCGTGTCCAGAGTCGCTTCAGATAACTCTGTCTCAAACTTGTCCTGATAATTCTCGGTCAGGATATACGAAGGGGCCATATCGAAGAATAGATGCCCAGCCACATTTGACAGATCAGAGTTCATATCACGAATACTTCGTAGACATGTGTTACAGAGATCCTCTTCCTCTTTCTTGGGGAAACCCTCGATCACTGATTCCTTCGTAACTGAATCTACCGTTGTAAATGTCGTAGCAGGTTTCTTTCGCTTATACCCAACGTAGTTATTACATGCTTTACAATACATAAATCATTTCTCCAATACTTTTACACGGGAATGTCTCCCTATTTATTTTGTTTAAATATCCTAGCCAGACACACAGGCTAAACACTTTGCCTAGACATCCCACACCAGATGTCTCAATCACACAGACTTACACAACACATAGGACAGTTATACTCTAGTAGGAAAGTGATGTCAATAGTAATCACAATGTATTTGTGTAATCTTACTAAGATTCATTGCTAAGATTCTTTGCTAGAGGTCTTGTTAGGATGTTTAGACTAGAATTCTAGGCTAGATGTCTTGACTAGAGATCTTGTCTAGAATTCTAATCTAGATGTTTAGCCTAGAGTCTAGTCTAGATATCTAGTTAAGATAATATATAAGTAATAAGTATTATTATATTAGTATTTATACTAGCTAAGATATCTTGTTAAGAAGTCTAGTCTAGATATCTTGACTGGAGTGCCTGTCGGCAAGACTACATCTTCACGAAACACTTGTCAATACCCTTTTCAAAGATTCTTTAAAATACTTGTGATCATCATCTACTTGCTTCCCTGTGATCAATCGTGCTAGGATTCGTGTCACTCTTGTGTTCAGTGATCTGGTGCTAGGCACCGAAGTATTTGAACACAAGGTATTGACAATACATCCTGACAAGAGTAAATTATGAAAACACACACAGACAAACACACAAACTAACAATGCAATCAGGAGGTACAGATGGGCATGATCGAACACATGCAATACGAGCTGAAAGCAGCCAAGACATCTCTGCTGAAACTTGAGAAAGAATTACATGAACGTGATATAGTGATCAGTGATCTGAAACGAAAGAATCTCTTGCTACAAGAGCGTGTAGATAGGTTGCACCAAGCAATGCAGACGAGAAGCTACCTAGAAGAGCTTCTGAGCCGTTTTACAGACGAGGAGGTTGACGTGGAGGCACGCTCAAATGGGTGACATGAAAAAACGTGTAAAAGCTCTTGCAGACACATTGTACGAGTTCTCTGGTCAAGACTTCACTGACCGTAGTGTTCAGAAACACTTTCAGTCACGATTGATGCTGATCCTGAGACAGATGCAAGCAATGGGTGTGTACGTAACACTGCCTGAATTCTCTGGCTATGATAACTTCGGCAGACCTGTTAAGGCAGTATTCGATGGCGTACACTTTGAGATGGAAAGTGTGTGGCCTGAGTATAAAATTCAGATGGCTTATTTTGAAGGAACACCTTTGTGATGAACTGTAACGATGAAATCCTGTCCTTGAAATGGAATCGTTGTGATAGTAAACTTGAGCCACCTGAGACTGTTGTCTGGGTATTTACGTCAGACCTTGTGATCAGAAAAGGCTTGCGTAATGGCTACAGCAAGAGTTACAATGGCTACGATTACATTAATGCAGAGTCTGGTGAGAAGTTGGGCAAGGTTTTGTATTGGGCATATATTTGAATTGGAGGAAATATGAGCAGACCTAATATTGTTAATCTTGAACTTGAAGATATGGCAACATATTGCGGGAAAGATAGTAATACAGAGAAATACATTGAAACACTGGAGTCAGAGGTGGAGCGGTTACGGGCTTCCAACTTTGACAACGTAGCATGGTTCAAAGAGTCTGAACGAGAACGTGATCAGTTGGCCGCAGAAGTCGAGGCATTGACACCGTATCGGGATAATCACCACGACCTGATCCGGCATATGGCTGATCATGATGCCGAGGTGATTGAACGGGCAATCAATGAGTGCGCCCATAAAACGCTAGAAGGTGAAGTTATCTACGTCGAGTGTATCAGGGAATACGCCAACCAACTCCGCCAGCAAGCCAAGGAGCATAATTATGACAACTAAAAACACAACAGACATCATTCAGAGTTTCTTGTCACGAAAAGATCCTCTGGTAGAATTGAACAAGATTCGCAACGTGATGGACGTGATGCGTGATGACGCTTACCTAGCCGCCACAGGTGAACTAGACCTAAGTCTTGGTGAGCTACATTCGCTGCTAGATACATCCACGCACAACCTAGACGAAGTGATTGAGTTTATGACAGCTATGCAAGCAGAGGTGATTGCTGATATGCAGGCTGATGATGTTTCAATTGAATTTATGAAGGTGCATTGATATGATTCTTGGCCCAATTCGTAACATCGACAACTATCGTGATCTGTTCGATACAGATGTGATCGACGTTCTTGTGCGAGATAATCTACAAGAGACCTATTGGCTACGGCGTGAGGATGGTTTTGATCCAGACGCTTTTGACGAAGCATTGCTTGATGTGATTCGCTACTACAGCACTGAGCCAGAGTTTGAGCAATTCTTGAAGGAGATTAATAATGACAACTAAGAGTGGATTCGTCTTTTCAAGACGTTCTCTGAACAATCTGTACGGAGTGCATCCTGAATTGATTCGTATCACATATCGCGCACTAGAACTGTCTGAGGTTGATTTTGCAGTGACAGAAGGTCTGCGCACAAATGCTCGTCAGAGAGAACTTGTTGAGCAAGGTAAGAGTCAGACATACCGTAGCTACCACATTCCTCGCTTTGGTGATGAATACGGACGTGCTGTAGATGTTGCTGCATACGTTGGTGGTAAGATTAGTTGGGAATGGGAGTATTACGAAAAGATTGCCAAAGCATTCAAACAGGCTGCTGATGAGCTAGGGTATGAGATTGTATGGGGCGGTGATTGGGAATCTTTCAAAGATGGCCCACACTTCCAGTTGATGCGAGGTGATGAATGACGGGTATATGGCTCACCTATGCTGTGACTAACATCATGTGGCAATTCATTCTTAACATGCTCATCAAGGACGGATTCATTCATGGTCAGATGAAGCAGAACAATCCTGACGCATACACGCGTGTTGTTGAACGATCTACAAATAAGAGTGTCTCAATGGAGAGTGCGTTCAGGACATTGGCTACAGTGGGAATGAATGTATGGGCCTTGCCTATTGCGTTGATTGCTAGTATGATCTTTCTAGCAATTCAGTAGAAATTATTTAGGAGAGAATATGTATAAGAGTGTTGTAGAAGGTAAAGGTGGGATTGTTGCTCGAATTGTTGCAGACAGTGTGAGTGAGACTGGTAAACGTATCACTACGTTTGAACTAGAATATCATCGCTTCATTCATTCGGAGATTATGACTCACAGGCTGTTCAGTCGTAACGCAATGAGCAGTCGCGCTGTACCGGTCAAGAAGATGATTGAGCAGGTTAGGAACAATCCAGCAACACCTATACATTGGGGAGCCAACCAGCAAGGAATGCAAGCTGAAAACGAATGCACTACTCTGGTTAAGATTGATGAGCAATCAAGTCATGCAGCCAAGGTTGCTTGGATGGTCAGTGCCCACAAAGCTGCTGATATGGCTGAGCGATTTGCTGATGCGGGCTACCATAAGCAGATTGTCAATCGCCTACTAGAGCCATTCCAGATGATGAAAACAGTGCTGACATCCACAGAGTTTGACAACTTCTTCTGGCTGCGGTGTCACAAGGATGCTCAACCGGAGATCAAAGAGTTGGCTGACTGTATGTACAAGGCGATGCAAGAGTCTGAACCAGAGGCACTAACTAACGGAGAGTGGCATACGCCTTACGTACAACACAAACGTGACGGGGATGGCGAACTACGGTATTTCACAGAAGGTTGTGATTTAGGTAACGATCCTGAGACGGCATTACGTGTATCTGCATCATGTTGTGCACAGGTGAGTTATCGTGTGTTGGACAACAGTCTGGAAAAGGCGCTAGACATCTACGATAAGTTGGTTAAGTCTAAACCTGTTCATGCTTCTCCGTTCGAGCACCAAGCAACGCCTGTCAGTAATGACATTGACGGACTTTATTGGGATGATTGGAATAGTACTGAAGGCGTCACTCATCAAGACTCTTCAGGTAATCTTTGGTCAGCGAACTTCAAAGGATGGATTCAGCACAGACAACTTATTGAAGACAACGTGAAGAGTCTTGATGAGTGACGCCTTCA